GGAATGGGGTAAATTCACTTATTAAAAAGTCACTGTCTCGAGGTACGTTGTTCGATGAAATTTTAACTCAAGGTGCGGCGTTCTGTAAAGTAACGGCTACTTCTAATAGTGAATTTGGTATAGAGACAGACTTATTAACAGTCACTCCTGTAACTGGTTACTACACATCTATAGCTGTAAAGCCTGAAAACGAAGATGCTTACGGAACATACACGCTAAAACTTAAATGGTACGCAGAGAGTACGGGGCTTTTAAGAGAGAAGTTGAGTACCGTAGTACTTAACAGACACGATCGGTGGGCTTACTTAGATATTGTAGCCCCGGGAAATAAAACAGTATCCGTAGTAGGAGCCACTGTAGTAGACAACTACATAACCTTAACTACCGCCGGAGAGCACAAATTTTCTGTGGGAGAAGATCTCATCCTAGTAATTAATAATCAGGTTGAGCTAAGCGGCCCTATGACTATTGAAGCAATCACCCCTACTACCTTTTCTTTTACTAGACCTGCAACAAACCTAGCTCAAACTACGGTAATAGGATCCGCTAGGTTTAGTAACACTGGCGTAGCCTTTGCAAGTATTGAGGTTTTGTGCGAACCATACTCCCCAGGGGCTGGTGCAACCTTCCACCTTGACAAGGTAATTTTTAGAGAGTAGATTCCCTCTCATGACTGAACTTCTCGTAGCAGCTTGGGCGGTAGCTTGCATATTAACTGCTATAGAAGAACTATTAATATCCTTAGGAAAATGGAGAGGCTTATTAGCCTTATCTATGAGCACAGTAGCGTGCTTAGTACTAATGCCTTTAGGTTGGGATCAAATCTTTTACTCTTTAGCTGCAGCTTTCTTAGGCCTAACATCCTCGGTCATAGTAGAGAACCTAGTTACCGGCACCCCTGACCGAGTTACTCGTGGCTTGCCAAGAAGGATACCTCCGCTATAGAGTTTGTCCTCCAAGAAGGAGGAGACATGAAGTCTGCATATTCAGACCCAAACCTTTCGCTTCGTGCTAGAGGTTTATTTGCATATTATATTGAAGTAGGTAGAGTTTTATCTGCCGACGAAATGTCAGCATCAGTTCCAGAAGGACGAGATGCTATTAGAAACGCTATGGCCGAACTTAAGTTTCATAAGTATATAAAGGCCGTACGACATCAAGATAACTCTGGACAATGGCGTACAATTTTAAAGTTCACCGACGACGGCTTTTCAGGCGTTCTATACATTGACAGTAATAAGCTGACTAGTACTAGTGATATATCTACTAGTGATACAAATATAGATACAGTTACTAACGTAACTGTATCTATAGGGGCTGCGCCCCAAAAAGGAAAAGGAGATGCCGTTATGGGATGGCCAGGACTAGAAGAAAACACAACCCCCGAAAAACCAAAGCGCAAGGTCATTTTAGAAACTGATGATGATTCTGGCGCTATTGGCAAAGTCAGTACTTTAAAAGTCGGTGGGGCAAAACTTAAGAAGACCAAGGTAGAGCGAGAATCCCGCAATAGGATTAATATTCCTGAAGAGGATTGGATTGCCCGCGACCTGTGTGCAGAGTTCTATGATTTGCTTGCTACCATCAATGTGCACAACGCTCCGAATCAAATGAATGCAAAGCACCTTGCCACTTGGATTAACAAACGAATTGGAGAAGGTGTTCCTGGTTCAGCTATTCTCAAGGGAATGCGAATGTTCTTTAACGATCCTAGAATGTTTTACGATATTGGTGTAGGTTTGCCTATCTACCAACGTTTTATGAAGTACTACGGAACAATTCATGGACTTGTCAGCCAAGTTGCAGAATCTACAAAGTTAGACGAAGATACGTTGGCACATCAGGAGAAGCTACTTAAGATGTTGGAGGGGTGATGTATAACATTTCAGAGTTGCCTGGAACCATACGGGCGCAGATCAACGGGGCAAACCTCCCAATGAAAACCATTGGGTGGGAGTTCTCAGATATTGAGCCTTCCGACTCCCTAGAAAAGGTCAAGATGTGGGTAGAGATGGTCAAGTCTGGGAAGATCATTCAAGCAGCCGGAAATCCTAATTGCGGCCGTGGATTGCTCCTGGTAGGGGACCCAGGTCACGGAAAGACTACTCTCGCCTCTACGGCTCTCCAGGAGCTTATTAGGGGCATGTCTAGGGAGGCCTGGGGCCTTCCAGATTCGAACCCAAAGCGACCAGCCATGTTTATGGACTATCCCAAGCTTTTGAGGGTCCAGAAGACCCAGTGGTCTGATTTTGATGACAGCATCGAAACTATGATCACTGGGATTTATGGAGAGGGTCCCAAGGAAACTAACGTTCGAACATTTGTTCTAGACGATTTGGGCAAGGAGCACAGAACTACTACCGGTTGGGCAGAAAACACATTTGATGCTTTACTACGTTCTAGGTTCAATGCTGGGTTTCCAACTATTGTAACTACGAATGTTCCACTAAAAAGTTGGGGTACGGTGTATGGCGAAGCTATGGGTAGTTTTGCGTACGAAGCTTTCATTCCAATTGACATAATAGCGAAAGGAGATCGACGCAAATGAGGTTATCAATGAGTTACTGGAAAGCCATGCAACTGTTTCTATCAGAAACCGGTGTGCACGAAGTAGAGGTTAACTCTTCCTCTCTAAAGTTGCGCTGCAACTGTGGTGGGTTTAGTTTACGTAAATCCTGCAAGCACATCCGCTTTGTTAAAAATCGTATGGACGATAACGATGGTGTGTATCCGACAGAGATTTCCAAAAAAGCTTCTAACTTAGAAGCAGTTATAGCAAACCAAGATCCAGAGTCCTTTAGAAAACTTTTAGTTACCTATGGCAAGATCGAAGTTTTGTAAAGATGCGCGGGGGCGACTTATCTAACGAAGTCCCTTTACGGATGGTGGTTACTTTAGATTGTATTTTAGATAAGCAACCTAAAGTTAAAAAAGTTCTGGGAATTCCTGTGTTTAGCGAAGAGTCTGTTTACAACAGACAGCAGTTGTCTTTTTTCTGGCGTCTTGCAGAAAAGCACAGCTACACCCTAGAATTGGTTGGGTTCGGTTACAGTCAAAAAGAGATGGATGAAGTTTTAGAGGATTTAGATAACCTCGGAACTAATCCGTTCAACTATGCAGTTGCTTACGAAGTAGTATCAGATTTAATTGCTGTTTTGCCTTACAGGCCAGAGCTTGTAGGAGTTGTTGATATTCCATCAAGAGGTCTAAGATACGGAAGCAAGTTTATAGATGTGGGGAGGTTATAGTGGCAGCAGATAATGAGTTGAGGTTATTGTCTCGCGCTGTTCGTACCCGAGATATATCTCCACTACTAGAGGCCGGTGTAAACGACGACTGGTTTTTTGTTGACGAGAATAAACAAGTATGGAAATTCTTACGTCAACACTGGACTAGGTATCAAGAAGTACCTACTGCGGTAACTGTTTTAGATAACTTTCCTACTTACCGTCTTCTTGCTGTAGACGACACTCTTGAATATTTAGTAGACCAACTTGTTGAGTATAGAAAACGTCAACACGCTATCACTGTTGTTCAGGATGCTTCTGAAGCTATTGCTACTGGGGATCACAACGCTGCCATTGCAGTACTTAGTCAAGGAGTTGCAAAACTACTTGACGAGGGCATTACTTCTTCGGGGGATATAGATCTAACAGATAACGCAACTAAGCGTTTTGAAGATTACAACAATATAAAGACACGTCCTAACGGTTTGTTAGGGTTTGCAACTGGCTTTAAAACTATTGACGAAGCTACCGCAGGTTTACAACCAGGACAGCTAGTTACCATTATTGCTCCACCTAAAACAGGTAAATCAGTTCTTGCAATGCAGATGGCAGTCAACGTCCACAGAGACGGATTCGTGCCAATGTTCCAATCTTTTGAGATGACCAACTTAGAGCAGCAGCAGCGCCATGACTCTATGCGTGCTCGCATTGCTCACTCCCGACTCATTCGCGGGGCCCTGACCAAAGTTGAAGAAGAACGTTATATGAAAGAACTCGAGACTATGGAGTCTATGCACAAGTTCTATCTAACCGACTCCGTATCTGCAATGACTGTTACAGGTCTTGCTGCAAAGATCGATAAGATCCGTCCTGACATTGTATTTGTTGACGGTGTTTATTTGATGACCGATGAAGTAACGGGGGAGTCCAACAGTCCTCAAGCCCTTACTAATATCACTCGTAATTTAAAACACTTAGCTATGGCTAAGAAACTTCCTATTGTTATCTCTACTCAAGTTCTTTTATGGAAGATGAAGAAGCGCCAAGTATCTGCTGATGCAATCGGTTACTCATCATCTTTCTATCAAGACTCTGACGTTATCTTGGGACTTCAAAAACAAGACGAAGATGACGATACTTCCCGTGAACTACGTATTGTTGCAAGCCGTAATTGTGGACCGGCTACAAGTGATCTGCTATGGGACTGGGAAGAAGGGAAGTTTGAAGAGTATGGATCTCTATTCGGAATCAGCACCGTTTGATGGTACGCAAGCTTGCATGTCTGTCGATCCGGAGATGTTCTTTCCAGAAGATTATGACGATAGGGGAGCGACTGAGCGTGCAAAGTCTATTTGCAGGGGCTGTCCGCTAACCGTAGGATGTCTTGAGTATGCCATTAGTGATGCTAGTCTTGATGGTATCTGGGGAGGCACCACTCCCCGTGAACGCAAAAATATGCGTCGACGAAAACGGGTACTTGTGTGAGCGCTGATTTAAGAAATAAAGAGTTTCCAACTCACGTGTGTATCTGCGGATCGATGCTTTGGAATGTCAAGTGCATGTTCCAAGACTATGAGATATCTATGTACATGTTGGATATGGAATGTTTTTCGTGTGGAGCTTTAGCAACCGCACCAACTCTAGTTGACATGCCAGAGGATTACATTATGATGGATGACAGACCAAAGGAGGATTACGATGGGGAAGAGGAAGACCGAGTCTGATTTACGTGCTCATGGTTACATGACGGTAGACGAGTTTGTAGATAAGTTTTCTGAAAGTTTACGAGGCTATATGTACTCTAACTGGCCTACATCAGCTGACGAACTACACCACCCAGAAGATTTAGCAGCTAATGCAATTACTTATACCGAAATTATGTACCGAGTGATTGTAGATTTTTCATAGATGTATCGTGACGGCGACGTACAGCAAGCTTTGCTGCGTCTCGGCGTACTAACAGAGCAACGTAACCGAGAACTCCAAGGCTACTGCCCTATGCACTTAGAACGTGTTGGTAGGGAAGACCATAACCCTTCTTGGTCTATGAATTCTGAAACCGGTGTCCACCACTGCTTCTCCTGTGGATACAAAGGCACTCTCCTAACTCTTGTTGCTGAGGTTAAAGAGTTAAAGACTTCTTGGGACCGTCTAGACCTAGAGGCTGCTAAAGAGTGGCTGCGTGCAAACGTTGAGGTTGACTTTGAGCAGCTGAGCAAACAGTTAGAAGAAATGCGTGAATCTTATGTGTCTCTACCTAAACCTGTAGAGATGAGCGAGGCTCGTTTAGCTGTATTTGATTCTCCACCTGATTGGGCACTACAAGCACGTCAGTTAACTTCACGTGCCTGCGATGAATATGGGGTCAAGTGGGACCGTCGTCAAGAGGCTTGGATTACCCCTATACGTAATGCAGAGACTGGAAACCTTATGGGGTGGCAAGAAAAGGGTCAGAGCAACAGAACCTTTAGAAACCGTCCCACCGGAGTTAAGAAATCTACCACCCTGTTTGGTTTGGATGTGTGGACTAGCAATACTATGGTCATAGTTGAGTCTCCTTTAGACGCTGTAAAACTTAGCTCTATGAAGTTGAGTCAAGGCGTATCAACCTTTGGCGCTAGTGTCAGCGCAGAGCAGGTAGCACTATTTCGCAAAGCTGAAAAGTTGATTTTTGCGTTTGATAATCCTAGTATTGACAAGGCTGGAGAGAAAGCCTCCAAGGAGATGTTTGCTCTTAGTAAAGAGTTAGGTTTTGAATGCTGGTTTTTTAACTATGCATCTACGGGTATAAAAGACATAGGGGATATGACATATGAGCAGGTTGAGTACGGGATCAGTAAGGCCAAGCACTGCGTATTTGGTGAAAAAGCAATCTACGGAGCTTGAGGCTCAAATTAGAGCAAAAATCTTTAACGAGATTGCCCATGTGAACGAGTTCTATCGAAATGGTTTGCCTAAGTCAGCTACTGCTATACTTGTTGAGGTAATGGCAATTATAAGGGGCAATTAATGGCTTGGTCATGGGTACTTGGAACTATAGGTGTTGCGGGCATTTACTTTGTTGGACGCAAGACTATTTGGGGTTGGATAGTTTTACTTTCTAACGAAGTTCTGTGGATTACCTATGCCCTTTTAACAAAACAATACGGTTTTATTTTTTCAGCAATTGCTTACGGAATAGTTTACGTTAAGTCCTTCTTACATTGGAGAAGAGACGAACAGGTATGACTTTTACTGGCACCCTGCTCCCATATCAACCAGAGGCTGTGGACGCTATGTGCGAACGCGGCAAAATGCTTGTTGCATATGACCTTGGCCTTGGCAAGACGGTTCTTACTATCGCAGCTATTGAGCGCCTTATGGATGAACAAAAGATTATGGAGCCCGGTATAGTTATCTGTTTGTCTAGCCTTAAATATCAGTGGGCAGACCAGATTAGGAAGTTTACTGATGGATCTTCAACACCTTTGGTTATTGACGGAACGCCGAAACAGCGAGCTGAACAATATCAACAAGCCTTTGACTGGGGGCATACACTCGTTGATTACGTCATTATTAACTACGAGCAAGTTGTTAACGACTGGGAGTACGTACGACAACTCCCTACAGGATTCGTTATCTGTGACGAAGCAACCGCCATCAAAAGTTTTAGATCCAAACGATCTCACCACGTAAAAAAGTTAAAAAGCAACTATAAATTTGCTCTTACTGGTACACCGGTAGAAAACGGAAAACCAGAAGAGCTCTACTCAATTATGCAGTTTGTAGATAGTAGTCTTTTAGGTCGTTTTGATTTGTTTGATCAAACCTTTATTGTTCGCAATCGTTTTGGTGGAGTAGAGCGTTATCGCAATTTACCGTTATTAAATAAAACTTTATCTACTGCTTGCGTGCGTAAACGTCAGTCGGATGCAGACGTAGCCCCTTACCTACCAGAGACTATCTTTGCTGAACCAATTTCAATTCAATTTGATTCTGCTAGCGCTAAACTTTATAAAGGTATTGCTAATGAAATACTTAATGACCTAGATGAGGCTATGGCGTCGTATGGAGCAGGCTTTGACATATTTAGTCATTATGGAAAAGAAAACTCCTGGGACGGTGCAGACGCTTTGCGTGGAAAGATCATGTCTAAACTCACTGCTTTACGTATGCTATGCGATCACCCACAATTACTTGAGTTTTCTTCTGCATCTTCTGAGTATGCGGCAACTTTAAAAGAATCTGGACGCCTAGATCCTGTTACTAAGTCCCCAAAACTATCTGCTTTAAAAGAGTATGTAGATAACTTTTTAGGGGAGTACGAAGGGAACAAGATAGTTATCTTTACTAGTTATGTTCACATGGTAGATATTATTGGGGATACTCTACGTTCAAACTGGGCTAGCACCCCGTACACGGGAGAGATGAATGCTAAAGCTAAAGAAGACTCTAAAGTTAGTTTCCAAACTGATCCAAATATTCGTATACTTGTTAGTTCTGACGCCGGTGGGTATGGCGTGGATTTGCCTCAGGCTAACTTACTCATTAACTATGACTTGCCGTGGAATGCTGGCCTCGCTGTACAGCGGAATGGTCGCATTCGTAGAGCGTCGTCTACTTGGACTTCTATAGTAATTCAAGATTTTTTAATGGAGGGGTCTATTGAGGAGCGTTTACACGCCATGTTGCAGCAAAAATTAGCTGTTGCAAACGCCGTAGTAGACGGAGAAGGAATTGACGATAAGGGCGGGGTTGCTTTAACTGCGGGGTCACTTAGGGCTTTTTTACAGAACATCACGGTCTAGACTTATTCAATGCCTAATGCACCTAAGACACCTACACGTACTATCCGTGTATCAACGGACCTTTGGCTTTCCGTAAAAGAAAAGGCCGCTATCGAGGGCCGTACGGTTACCGACGTGATTGTTGAGGCGCTTAAGGCGTATATCAAGGAATAGTTTTCCTGATATTATTGTTAAACACTTAGACCTGCCCACAATGGGGGGTCTACCTACTAGTTATCGTCTAAGGAGATAATTATGGCTATTATGCCTGCCCCAAAGGGCTACCCAGATCACGACTGGCACAGAAAGCCAGCACAACTTCCAGTTCCAGTAACAATCAACAGCTTATTTCCAAACATTAATCGATGGGCAATTGGCTTTGACCCAATGTTTGAAACTCTCAGGGAAATTGCTCTAGAAGCAAAGGGCTCTACATACCCTCCGTATAACGTTCTTAAAAACGGAGACGAGCATGTCCTAGAGTTGGCTGTTGCTGGTTTTTCAAAGAAAGACATCACCATTACGGTTAAAGAACTTACACTGACCGTAGAGGGCAAGCTTTCAGACCCTGAAACTAACTATGTTCATAAAGGTATCGCAGGTCGGGAATTTGCACAGAATTTTGCGCTAGCTGAGTACGTGGTTGTAAAGGGCGCTGAGCTCAAGGACGGGCTGCTTCGAATTACCTTGAGGCAAGAACTTCCTGAGGAAAAGAAGCCTAAAACTATTACCATCAAGTAACTTGCATCTTGTCGGTGGGGTGGTATAGGATGTTTTTAAAGGAGGCAACATGCCAAACATCATCCCACCGGACAAGAAACCGGTTAGTTCAGTACTAAGTAAAGTTCAACAGTTTATTACTATTAAGCGTCAAGTTGATGATCTTACTAAAGAGCAAACTCAACTTAAAACTTTTCTTTCTAATCTTGTAGATGAAGAAGGAGAGCCCGACGATAAAGGAAACCTCTGGTATCCGTTAGAGCAGGAAGTAGACGGGTATCGTTCACTTCAACGCCAGCGCAAAGTTTCTCAATCCCTAGACCCAGCAGAAGCAAATCGTATCCTTACTGCAAAAGGTTTAGCAGACCGTTGTTATTCTTATGAACCAGTCCTAAATGAAGACCAAGTTATGTCTTGTCTTTATGAGGGTTTACTAACCGAAGAGGACATTGATACGATGTTCCCTAAGAAAATTATCTGGGCCTTTATTCCTTCTAAATCTTAGGATAAATATGAACGACGAAGTTGACAAACTCTTTGGATCCCTGGATGATTACTACCCGGGATCAAAGCGCAAACGTCGCGCCCCAGATCCAAAAGCAAAACCAAGAAAAGTTTCTACACCAGGAGCTTGGGATTCTGAACCACAAGTAAAGAAACTTCCAAACGGAATGGTGCTAGAATTGTTCAGTGCAGGTTCTTTAGGACTTGCATTAAACAGACCGTTAGTTACTTTGAGGCTTTGGGAACGAAAAGGTTATATACCACGTGCACCCTATCGCTTAAAGTCAATGATTGTTAATGGTGTAAAGAAGCCCGGATGGCGGATGTACAGCAGAGCAATTGTCGAAGCAACTATCGAGAGTTTTCAATCTCGGGGACTTCTTGAAGCCCCTAGGGTTGATTGGAATCGACATCAGGATCTATCAATTGAATTGATGGAGAAATGGACTAAGATTCACTCTCAAGAAACAACTTAATATGACCATGATCCATTGACCACTGACTGAAAGGAGATACCCAAATGGGTATCCGAATTGAAAACACAGCAACACCAAACGTAGATTCCTACGTTAGCGAAACACCTACACAAGAAGTTCTCGAAGAGATCTTCGCAGCAGAAGACGAGACAGAAACTCCAGAGCGTTCTTCTGTAATTCAAACAGGTTGGGCAGCAGCTAAAAAAGCTGTAGCAAAGTCCAACAAAACCTTCGCAACTGACTTCCGATTTGACGAGGATGTCCAGCTAATTAAATTCATTGGTAATGAGCCAATGAGCTTTATGCAGCACTGGGTAAATCGTCCAGGTAAGAAGTCTTTCATTAGCATTGGTGAGGGCGACCCACTAGTTGCTGTAGGAAGTAAGCCAGATCAAAAGTTTGCGTTTACTGTCCTTAACCTTTCTGACGAAGATCCACAACTTCAGTTGATGATTGTTGGAGTTCGTCTATGCGGACAACTTGAGAAGCTTGATTCTGATAAGAAGACTGGCCCACTTAATCGTCCCGACATCTACTGGGCGGTTAGTAAAACCGGTACCGGTACAAAGACCTCTTACACAGTAAATCCTGTTAAAGAGCGTGACCTCGCTGAGGATTGGGGCATTGACCCTGTTGCAGCTGCAGAGCTAATTAAAACAATGAAGCCACTAGGACCAGAAGCACTTCACACTTCTACCAAGGCAGAACTTGCTGAAATTGCTCGAGAAATTGCATCAGGAAACTAATCCCAAATAATCGTACTGAGGGCTCACCTCTTGCTGTCTCCTTTCTCTGTGAGCCCTCAGTGCACCAACCTCAGGAGCGCTATGAACATTATTACAACTCAGCAACAACTTGATGATCTTGTTTCTGCATACAGTTCGGTAGATGCGTTTTGTTTTGACGTAGAAACTGTCGGAGACCACAGAGGAGACCCACGTCAGAATACTGTTACGTGGATTGCTTTAGCTACTTACGATCGCGTAGATGTTATTCCAATGAACCACCCTAATGGTGAGTACATCCGTACGGAGTATCCGCTGCTACCTTCATCCGCGGTACGTTTATCAAAAGGCATGGAGTTGAGAGACTCTGACTACAGTAAGGATGAGCGTAAAGCTACTCGTATTTTTGGACCTGCCCCTGAACAGCTAACTGCGGGGGAAGTATTTAAGGCTCTTAAGCCTTTACTTACTGGGGATAAGGTAAAGGTTGGGCACAACCTTAAATTTGATTTGCAGAGTGTTACCAAGTACGTAGGGCAATTACCTACTCCAAAGTACTTCTGTACTCTAAACGCTGCGTTTGTTCTTAATAATCAAAATAGAAATGACCTTGGTCTTGATGACTGTCTAAAGCGCGAGTTTGGCTACGAGATGGTTAAGGGCGTAGGTAAAGCCGTAGAGACACATAGTTTTGATGAGGTTGCAACATATGCTGCCCTAGATGCCGAGTGGACCTGGAAGCTATATCTACGCTATTCAGAGAACCTTGTTACTGACGGTCTCAAGGGTATTTTTAATCTTGAGATGGACGTGCTTGAGGTAATTTGTCGCATGGAGTTGCGTGGAGCGGATATTGATGTGACTGAGCTAGAAAAGCTTAAAGCAAGCTTAGACGTACAGTTGGAGACCACTAAAGCAACCATCTACAGATTAGCTGGAAAAGCTTTTAATATTAATAGTGTGCCTGAAAAGCAAAAGTTACTGTTCTCTCCTAAGAAGGACGGGGGCAGAGGCTTGAAGCCAAAGGTGTTAACTCCTGCTGGACAAAAACGTTACGATGAGGGCAAGCCATCTTCTGTTTCTGATTTCTCTGTATCTGAACCAGCTTTGCAAGGTTTAGCTGGAAAGGATCCTTTGGTTGACGCGTTAATTGAGTACTCAGATCTTAATAAGTTATTAACTACTTACGTAATTCCTTACCTGGGTGGAGATATAACTCGCACCCTCGCCGGTAAGTCTAAGGTAACTGCTAAAAAGAGTTTAATGCTCAAGGGCAGAATCCACACTGACTTTGTACAGTATGGTGCGGAGACCGGCCGATTCTCGAGTCGCAATCCGAATTTGCAGAATGTGCCGGCTCCGCACACTGCTAATGGTAAAGCAATTCGTAATCTTTTTGTTGCTCCAGAAGGATATTCTTTAGTTGTAGCAGACTATTCTCAGATTGAACCTCGTGTAATTGCATCCTTTAGCCAAGACAGAATTATGTGCGGTGCATACATGAACGGCGAAGATATTTATACAACTATTGGAAATACCATGGGAGTAGATCGTAAAGCTGGTAAGGTGTTAGTTTTGTCTCTAGCTTATGGAGTTGGTCCTGACAAAATTTCTTCTTCTATTGGCTGTAGCTTAGCTGAGGCGCGAGATCTTCTAGATGAATTTACCTCTAAGTTTCCTTCTGTAGCCCGTTACAAGCGTCAGGTAATCAGTGAGAGCCGTAGACAGGCTCCAATACCTTTCGCTAGCACCCTTTTAAAACGCAGGCGTTATTTGCCTGATTTGCGGTCAAATGAGGTTTGGAAGCGTTCTAGAGCAGAACGTCAGGCTTTTAATACGGTGATCCAGGGGTCGGCTGCTGACGTCATTAAGCTTGCTATGATTAGGGCTAACAAGATGATCCCTTCGGAGGCAAATCTAATTCTCACAGTTCACGACGAACTGGTAACTGTAACTCCTACAGAACTGGCGGAGGAAACCGTAGAGCAGATTAGGTTAGCTATGGAAGGTATCCAAGCACTACAAGTACCGCTGCTTGCAGATATAACTACCGTTAAAAGATGGGGAGAGGCTAAATGAATTTCTTTAGACGTAAGAAAAAAATTACTGTCACTCAAGTGCCTCTTACTGTTTTGATGCGTGAAATTATTTATGATGCCATGCTCAACCCTGTTGAAGGTATAGCAGAGTCTATGGGTTTGCCACCAATTTCTGATGAAGTTGCGGAGATGGAGGCTCAGGCTAGCGAAGAACGTTTGTACAATATCGCTGCGTTAATTCCTTTTATAGACGCACACGCTGATATAGCCGCAAAGATAGCTACCGCTGCATATTTACTTGATGAAGAAAACTCTGAAGAGGTCTCCACTGAACAGCTAGATCAACTGACTCATCTTTTTAGAATGGTCGCTTTGTCTTCAGCAGTATCTTGTGTTTCTACGTTAAACAACATTGGACTAATTGAATCGAGGGTAAAATCACATGAGTAATGACTGGTGGTCAAAAAAATTAGGTAATCCTTCTTCGACGCAGAGCACTCCCCCCACATCTCCTCCAGCGTCTAACGTATACCGCGCTCCTCAACAATCTCCTAACGTGCAAGTTTCTTATGATCAGCAACAGGATCAATTAGTTACTAGGGCACAGAGCTCCCGTGATGCGGAGCGATGCCCAGGATGTATGTCCGGTAACTACATGGCCCCAGTTGGCACGCAACGCAAACGTTGCTATGATTGCGGATATCCAATTGTTCAAGCCGGAAGTGGAGTTGGTGGCACCGGTCAAGGTGGTTCACCAATTGCAGCTAAACAACCGTCACAAGGCGGGGGATTTAACCCAACAGTAATAGTAGATAGGATTGGTTGATGTCTTTAAGCGCAGAAGCTTTAAAAATTGCAGCAGGTATTAACAAGAAGTTGGGTGCAAACACCGTCATTTTGGCTGGTGATGCGCAGGTTTCTCAACGCATAACCTCTGGATCTCTTACGTTAGATGTTGTATTGGGCGGTGGTTGGCCTATGAACCGCTGGGTTGAATTGGTTGGTGAGGCGTCTCATGGAAAGACTGCAATTGCTTTAAGAACAATTGCTGCTAACCAAAAACTTAACCCAGACTTTACTGCAGTATGGATTGCCGCAGAAGACTTTGACTCGAAGTATGCAGAGCTTTGCGGGGTAGATACCGGTCGTGTACTACTTGTAGAAACTAATAGTATGGAGGATGCTTTTGATTCGGTTATTCAATTCATGGAGAGCAAGGCTGTTGACATGGTTGTTGTGGACTCCCTTCCAGCCCTTGTTCCTAGCGCAGAAGATCAAAAGCATATGGAAGAATTTACTGTGGGTCGTGGCGCACTTATTACCAATAAGTTCTTTAGAAAAGTGGCGTCAGCTACCAAACGAGACCTCATCGAATCAGAACGACCAGTCTTAGGAATTATGATTAACCAGTACCGCATGAAGATTGGCGTTATGCACGGCGATCCTAGAACCACACCTGGTGGACTAGGTAAGGACTATGCATACAGCGTGCGGTGTGAAGTAAAGCGTGATGACTGGGTTGAGGTAGGGACGGGTGAGAGTAAGCGTCGAGTAGGTCAAACTATTCGTGTTCGTACAATTAAGAACAAGACTTTCCCACCACAACAGACTGCGTACCTAGACTTTTACTTTGCAGACGGTGGAGCAATTGATGCTGGTGGCTATGACACCGGTAAAGAGATTGTGGCCCTGTCTATCCTTAACGGGATTGTAGATCGACGTGGTGGCTGGATGTACTACGGTGATCGCAAGTGGCAAGGAGCACAGGCTCTTATTGACTCTCTTAGAGAAGAGATTGAGCTTCGTGAGGAACTAAGTAAGGCAGTTATGAGCACTATCAAGGCTCAACCTATATTGGCTATTGATGAAGAGTGAGGGTCAGAAACAATCGCTAAAGCATGAGAAGCGATTAGAAAAGCTTGTAGACGGTAAGCGTTCTGCAGCATCTGGGGCTTTTTGGTCTCGTAAGGGAGATGTAAGAAGTGATGATCTTTTGATTGAGCACAAATGGACTGGCAAAAAGTCAGTAACCATTAAATCAGAAGTTCTTAAGAAGATTACTACCGAGGCTATATTAGATAGCCGTATGCCGGTGCTTGGTCTTCACCTTGACGGAGAGAACTACGTAGTTTTAGTAGAGGAGGATTTTCTTGAACTTCGTAATTCAATCAAAGGTGGATAAATGGAATACCAAGACGAGCCCAAGTGGGCTTGGCGATATAGTGCTAAATGTCGCGGAGAAGATACAGAAATGTTCTTCCCTCCAAGAGATAAAGCTCTTTACAAACCTATAGCAGACAAAGCTAAGGCTATCTGTTGGGGAAAGGACGGCAGACCTGCCTGTCCGGTTCGCAAAGAGTGCTTAAGAGAAGCTATTATTAACGACGAGCTACATGGAATTTTTGGTGGTATGTCCCACCGAGAAAGAAATGCAGCTCAAAGAAAATACATAAAACAAGGGTTAACTTTAGACGAATGGATAAACCAGGATGGTAAGTACGGGCAAACCTAAGACTGTTTCATTGAAGGCATACCTAGACGCAACTAAACGAGACACTCGTTTGATGGGGCCAATTGAGCGCCACTTGCTGTCTAAACCTTTTGACAACCGTCGCATGGACATTATCCATCCCTCTGACATGATCAAGCCTGAGTGGTGTCACCTTGCCCAGTACCACGCTATTAAGGGTAACTATAAAGAAGTTAGAGAGAAGCCTACCCTTCGTCTACAGTCCATCTTTGATGAAGGCCACACCATCCACGCTAAGTGGCAGAAGTGGCTTACAGAGATGGGAGTTCTGTACGGCAAGTGGGACTGCTCTGAGTGCGGCCCATCTGATTGGGAGCTTGCATCTGATCTAAACTTTGACGACCCAGAGTGTGGAATTTTTACATATAACGAAGTGCCACTGTGGAGTCATAAGCACAAGATTGGTGGACACTCTGATGGTTGGGTAAAGAACCTCGGAGAAGATTGTCTTATTGAAATTAAATCTATTGGCGCAGGAACTTTGCGCTTTGAGGCACCTGCTCTTCTTGCACAGGCTGATGGAGATCTAGAAAAGGCTTGGCGTAATATTCGTGCCCCTTTCCGCACCCATCAACTTCAAGGTCAGGTTTACCTACACCTAACTCACCTTATGGTTGAAAGTGGTGATCTACCATCTGCTCCGGATGAGATCGTGTTTATCTATGAGCTTAAAGCAAACCAAGATTATAAAGAGTTTGTAGTTAAGTACAACCCAGAATTTACTAAAGATCTATTTGATCAGGCTTTAGATATCGCTTGGGCAGTTGACAACAATAGGCCGCCTATGTGTAATATTGATCCACTAAAGGGTTGCAAGCGTTGTCAGCCTTACATGGAGGTGCCTAATGCCTGATTATGAGTACAAATGTACTAAGTGCTTAGAAGTATCCGAGCATTTTTTTCCAATTGTGGACGGACCTACCGCAGCAGTAGTATGTAAGTGTGGGGGAGAGGCATTTCGTCAGTACTCCACATTTGGTATCCAACTTAAAGGAGGAGGGTGGGGCGGTCAATGATTGACTACGGAGTTACATACAACGATTTACCGGTTTTAGTTGCAGACGAGGATTTTATTGAACATCTGCACGAAAATAGTTTTGATGAAACTATAGACGTTGCTGAGCTAAACGAAGAGTGGAATGACTGGGCAAAGGAGAACTTAGATGAGTCCAATTGAATTAAGAGTCGCAGACGCTAGTCGTAAAACTATTGAGGCTTTGCAGTTACAGGGCATGGATGTAAATCAAAGCTACGGATACGACGCACCAGCTTTACCCGCAGACATTACTGCTCTTATGGAAGAGCAAGTTATGGACCTGTACAGTAAGTACGTTGCTTATTTAGAGTTTATTAACCTACAGCTTTGGTGTGCTGAGGTAGATAGAGCAGAAGCAGATAAGAATCTATCCTTTATAAAATCACAGAAACGATTAGCTTTAAAAAAGTCTGGTACTTCTGTTTCTATGATTGACGCAGAGATCGACGTAGATCCCGACTACAAGGCTAAATTCGACGCATTACAGGAGCTTTCTAACTATCGTGGACTTATCCATATTATTTCTGAGCGTCTATCAAAAGACATATCTTTAATTAATCGAGAGATTACCCGTAGAGTAAACATCAATAAGGCAACTGGTAGAAGCACGTGGTTGACACCATGACTTGGGAGCAGATGTCTATGTTTACAGACGAAGAGCTAAACATTAAAAAATCTTATAACCTTATTGGCCTCACCGGCTACGCTCAATCTGGCAAAGATACTCTTGCTTCTATTTTAGTAGAAAAGTATGGGTACAGTAGAATTGCTTTTGCAGACAAGATTAGAGATTTTTTGTACGGGGTTAACCCAATGGTTGCTTGCAGTCCAACGGGATATTTACGAGATCTTGTAAACTTAGTGGGTTGGGATGAGGCAAAAAAAGAACCACAAGTTCGTAGACTGCTTCAAGATTTAGGAATCTCTGCAAGAGATCTAATTGATGAGAACATTTGGATTAATGCAGCACTGAATTCTGTAGAGTCAACTGATCGCGTTGTAATTACAGATGTTAGGTTTGAAAATGAAGCTAACATGATTAGAAGTTTAGGTGGTCAAATTTGGCGTGTAAAACGTCCTGGAGTTGAAGCAGTAAACTCTCATATTTCAGAGACTCAATTAGATGGCTACAAGGTAGAGCAGATCTTTGTAAACAGCGGGTCAATCCAAGATCTAGAGTTACTAATCAGAACCAGGATGCAAGATGCCTTCACAGAGTAGAAAACATAGGGGCTACAAATCTCAAAAGATTGTAGCTAACTATTTAGTAGAGAACGGGTGGCCCTACGCTGAATCTACCGGCGCAGGACGTTCAGGCACCGATGTTACCGGGACTATAGGCATTGACTGGGAAGTAAAAGCAAGGGCCGGTTTTAATCCCTCAGCGGCTATAAAGCAGCTAAAAGAGCGCCATAACGGGAAAGACCTGCCGGTAGCTGTGCTACGTCTTAATGGCCAAGGAGAGGCCAGCATAGGCGAATGGCCAGTAATTATTCGTTTAGAGGACTTTGTAAACCTGTTAAAAGAAGCTGGATACGCTGACGGGGCATCTTAAATAACGTACCGTTTTCCTTGGGTGGGCGATTACTAATCGAATCCAAAGGACTACAAACTCGTGATTGAAAAAGATACAACAGAAGAGCAGTTCCTGCGTGTAAGTGCTGGTTCTAATGCACAATCCGTAGGCTCTGCTATTGCTCATGCTCTATATGAACGCCCTCAAGTTAAATTACGTGCCGTGGGCGCATCCGCAGTAAATCAGGCTGTTAAGGCTATTGCTATCGCTAGAGGCTACGTTGCCCCTAGAGGTCTTGACCTTAGTTGCCGACCAGGATTTACCACTGTGGATTCCCGTGACGGACAAATTTCAGCAATAGTCTTTACTATCAATGTAAATTGATATATTCTTTATTCTAAGAGATCTCTTAACAGTTAGGAACACCATGGCAAAAAGCTCAATCCCAAGCCCTGACGAGGCGCTTGCAGGTATGGCAAAGCAAGGTCGCACGCCTATGATGAAAGATGGACGTAAGTTCACTTCTCCATCTGCAGCACCACAGGCTGGCACACTTATCAAGAAGAAGAACACCGCGGCTGGCGATCCATATGCACAGCCAAAGCCTTCACGTTCAAACGTACCTGCTGCATCTCCTGCGCAAGATCGCAATGGAGCTGCATACTCTATCAAGGCTCGTTACACAAAGCTCACAGATCCTGCTGCCGGAATGACTCAGGCAAATGGACGTATTATCAAGACTGCTATGAAGCGCGACCGTACCAACTTTGATTCTGGTGCTGGCACTTCTTACTAATTTAGTGTACGCTAGTTACTAGGCCTTGGGGTTTCCTCAGGGCCTAGTGCTACACTTGGCCTAAATTTGGAGGAGCAAATGTCGTTGCATGATTTGTACGCAGAAGTAAAAGCAGTAACAGCTATAACAAAGCTTTGTATTGTTGGCCAGTGGTCAGAGTCTCTTGAAGAAAATGATAAAGCAACACTTAAGGTAGCTATGGAAGATTCCGAGCTAAGCTCAAAAGATTTATTTTTACTACTCCGCCGTGCAGGTGGAGAATTCGGACTAACAGCAGTTCGTGAACACCGGAGAGGTGATTGTGTATGTCTTTAGCAGATGATTACAACGAAATTATAAAAGCTGGTCAAGAAGGATCAGATAAAGTAAATAAAAATATTCCAGAAGCATGGCGTCCTCGTTCTGAAATTGGAACTGATGGTGGCTTTATTGTTTCAACTCCACGCCCTGATGGTAATACCCCAGGCGCAGAAGAGATCCTTAGGGAAGCTAATTTAGATCCAGCAGAGTGGGCTGTAGTTTCTCACCGACGTTCACGTTGGCAAAAGTATGACGGTGATTGGTTAGAGTCTTTTAGAATTAATGTTGTTCCAGTAAGCGGGTCAACTGAAAAAGATTATGACCTTACCGAACTACTTAGTACTATTACTAAGTGGAAGCCGGGGAAGGTTGCTGAGAACAAGGGCGACTTAACTGCTGTATACAGCATTGGAGATACTCAATACGGTAAAGACGACACACCTGCAATTATTAACCGTGTCCTATTATCTTTAGACGAAGCCGTAGAGCATCACAAGTATTTAACAAAAAAGTACAACATAGGGCAGATTGCTTTGCCACAACTTGGTGACTGCATAGAAGGAATGACCAGCCAAAAAGGTAAGGTAATGGGTCGTCACGATATTGGTGTATCAGAGCAGGTTCGTGTAGGACGTCGTATGCTTCTTGCACAGATTAAAGCTTTTGCTCCATTAGCCGACAAGATCATTGTTCCTGTAGTTCCTGGAAACCATGACGAAGTTCAACGGTTTCTTGTAGGTCGTCCAGAAGATTCTTGGCAAATTGAAGTGGTTGCTCAAGTTGAGGACATCTGTAAAGAGAATGATTTCCTCCGAGATCGAGTTGAGTTTAGGTACCCAGCAGCAGATGACAGTACATTGACTGTTAATTTAAGCGGTGTTATGTATGGAATGGCTCACGGTCATCAAGCACGTGACATGGTTAAGTGGTGGGCTGGACAAGCTATGGGACGTTGTTCTGTAGCTCAAGCAGACATTCTTAACGTTGGTCATTATCACCATTATCGATCACAAAACGTTGGTCCACGACTATTTATTCAGAACCCCGCAATGGATAATGGATCC